CGACACGCTGTTCAAGTCTTGTTATTTGATCCTTCATGCTAGAGCCACCATTAGGCCTAAGTTCATTAAGCCAGCCTTTAATAAGAAAGCGCAGACCCAGCAATAAACTTGTTAATAAGGCGCATCCGCCAACGGCGATAGAAACCCAATCGTTGGGTGTCATTTGCCATCAATACCATAATCAACCTCTTTTGCAGAAGTAGGATCAATGGCTTTGATTAGTGGAGCGATTAAAGAACCAAGCAGAATTGCGTATTCAGGCTTTATATCTCCCACAATGGCAAGTGCCACAGTTATTCCAGAAGCTGCAACAGCTCTTAAATATGACTTAATTGCTGCCTTATGTTTCTTGGTTAGTTTCATTGTTTGCCTCCTAGTAGTGGGATGTTAAAGAAATCGCCTTTTTGATTTGGTTTGAATGAAATATGTAAATGCTTATGATGGGGATTTATGCCGCGATACTTGACAAACTTCCAAAATGATTTAGCACTAGCAATTTTGCCAGCGTGGATTACATACAGAATACGCTTATCTGTTTTTGCTGCCTGTCGAATCTGATCTGCCAGATCGAAACTAACTCCTTCTTGGTCAGAAAGGCGAGCGTCAATGTCGATGGCGCATACTTCACCCTGTTCATTTGGGTTATGCTGAGATACTCTGGCTGAATGACGAGCATCACCAATCCACCCATCGCTGGCACGCTTGCGATCAGGGAAGCAGTCATCAGTTTGTTCTCTTAACTGAACAGCAGCTTTAGATAACCAAGCCTTCATTAGCCAAGTATCGTTTTTAGTTCATCAGCAGTTAAGCCAATGCGATCAAGGATTGCAGACTTAGCAGCTTCTTTTGCATCGGCTTCGGTTTTTCTTGCTTTGGCATTTGCTAAATCTAATTCCATTTGTGCTATTTCGGCAGCGTTTGCGTTTCTGATAATTTCCTCACCAGTTTCGCAATTGACATCTTTAATTTGTGGTGTGTTCGTTTTAGTCATTATTTAACTCCGTAAAGTAAGGCTGTGCCTGAAGTAAAATTGCCACTGCTTGGAAATAATACTATTGAACTGATTGCTGTGGTATCGTAAAAAAGATAACTTGTATTTACTCTTGATGCGCTAGTGTTTGTTGTGGGATCAACTCCTACCGCCAAAGCTCTAGATACTTTCCAAGTTGTGCCATTGGTGTAATTAAATATATCAAAAATAGATAAATTGCTTACAACAGTATTATCTCCATCTCCACCAATTTGGACTGAAGTTAAATTTGGGGCTAAACCTGTGCCATCGTCAGTTATAGTAGAAGCCGCATAAACTGTGCCTGAGTTGTTATTCAATCTTAAAAACAATCCAACGCCATCATTTGCTGGTCTGTAATTTTGCACAACTAATTGCAAATTATTGTAAGTCGCAGGAATTGATGAAAGTGTTATTGAAGCACCAGTTAATGTTGTAGTGCTAATTAAAGTCATTCCACCTGCATTTAATGTTTGCCACTCAGGAGCAGTTGCACCAGAGTTCATTGTAAATACTTGGCCAGCAGTTCCCTTAGCAATGCGAGCCTTAGTTGTGGCTGCTGTGTAATAATCAAGATCACCAGATGTAGTTCCAGGATTTAATGCCTTAACTGATGTATCAACGGATGATCCAAGTGTGCGAATAGCACTTGCGCCATCTTTGACGAGCGCGGTGTCGTCTGGTGTTGTCCAGCCATAGTTAGTAGTGGTTGCCATATTGTCCTTTATCTCAGGCTACGATTGTAGCGTATTCCCATGTCAAAGTTGGATCTATTGTTTGCCATGTTTCGGTTATTGGGGTTGTGTTCCAGCGCATAGCCACTTGGCTAAATGCAACAGGCGATAGATTTATGGTTAAAAATAATTCGTTAAATCGAGTGCTCCAACGCCACCCCTCAACATATCCTTCAAATTCTCCACCTGAGATTTGATCAGGCAGGTTTGTGATATTCAAAGGCTGACCCATAAACACCCCTAGAAGGTTATCTCGATCTGAGTTATCAATTTCAGGATTTGTCAATGGAAAAGTTATGCTTTGAAATACTGGTAAAGGAAAGGCTCTTTGAGCAATATATCGATCTGCCACAGCTTGAGCATCCACAGCTGAGTGAATGGTTGATTGAATGCTTTCACCTTTGTAGCCATAAAGCGCAATTGATGAAGCTGATGATGCAGTCTTTTCTAAACCAAAATTTGAGCCGTAATTGATAATGATGTCATTTCGAATATCACCTGATCGAGTGATGGTTGATAAGCCTGATCCTAAAGCATGGTTTGCATCAAGATCAACATAACCATTTGCCAACAGATAAGTTTGGCGATGATCTGCATCTGCATAACCAATGTTGCCTGCATTGTCCTCATACAAATATCCAAAGGCTGAATTGGCTATAAGGCTTGCAATGTTGTAAATAGTGTCTGGGGCTTCCGTTCCACTTCGATTTTGCATTGTGTAAAGTCCGGGCTGATCAATTTCGCCAAGTCCTTGATTTCCAGCAGTAGCCCAAGTTTCTGTTGCAGAATATGTTGCCCATGTTGTAGCTGCTGGAACATCATTCCAAGATGCCAGCAACACGCTAGAAAGAATTCCGTATATTTGATTCCCATCCTCATCTTGCGGAACTGCATCAGAATATAATTCTCTTGCTAACTTGACCAAAGATCCCATCGCCAAGATTGTGTAATTAGCGACTTTGGCTATGTTTCCGAATGCACCAACTTCAACAGTTAGATCGGTAATATCTCCACCAAACAAATTAACATAAGTTCCTGAACTGTTTTTGACTTGTAATGCAAAACTATCATTAATGGCAAATGGCAAAGTTTGACCAGATAAAGCAACCAAAGTGATCTGCATATAAGAAGGGGATGGTTGAGAATAAATATCAGTTCGACCAGCCTGATGAGTAATATCGCTTATCGCGATGTTTGTGTAATCAGTTCCAGCGACTGTTAATTTCCATTGTGGCGTAAAGACAGTCATTAATTACCTTTGACGCTTGTGCCACTCAAAGAAGGAACGGATCTTGCTGCGCTCTCATTAAGAACCTTAGCCACAGCTCTAGCTGCGCTCTCACTATCCAAAGTGTTTATTGTGATGTTATTGACGCTTGGGTTTCCTGATCCATAATTGAAGTTTGATCCATTACTAGATTGAGGAACTGATGGAACTGAATTCCTAAGCATTCCAGTTGTTTTTGATGGATTTGGAATATATGCAATATCTGCACCGGGTTTAACAATGTTGATAACTCGAATTGCTTGATTAGCAAACTCAACCAATAAGCCAATTGCTTCTCTGATGAATGTGATAAATCCTGAGATTATTCCTGCAACGGCAGCAATTGCCTTTCCAAAGTTTTCAGCACCTCTTTGGCTTTGTTCTAACGATGCGCTTAATCCTTCATCGCCAGTTAATCCTGCAATGAATGCGTTTAATGTTGGAATGCCAGTATCGTTTAAGAATGTAATAAACTTCTCAACCTGTGGCAATAAAGCAACGCCTAGACTTTCTTTAGCCTCATCAAATCCAACCTTTAAGCGATCAATCTTGCCTTGAAAGGTTTCAGCGTTTGCAGAAGCTGCGCCACCATAAAGATCAGATAATCTAGTTTGAACTTCTGTGAAAGACATTGTTTTAAGTTCGGCAGCTGATAAACCAAGTCCCAATCTGCCAAGTGCGGTTGATTGTCCATCGTGGGCTTTACCTAAAGCATTTGCGACAGTTTCTAAATCTTTTCCAGATCCTTTTGAAATATCTAAAGCAAGGCTTAATAACTTTTGGGCTTCCTCAGTATCTTTTGTTGATACTGCCAATCTTTGTAATGCTGGACGCAATTGTTCGTCTGCAACGCCTGTGGCTAGGGATGTCTTTAAGATCATGTCCTCAGTAGCCTTTATTTGGGCATCAGTAGCCCCTGTGGCGGTCTTTAGGGCGTTTGCTAACCTTAACTGTGCTTGCTCATCCTCAATGGCTGCTTTGACCCCATCAATGGCTAATTTCGTGCCATAAGCAACGGCAGCAGCAGCAGCAACCGCAAATGCAGCAGCAGCCTTCTTTCCAAACTCACCGATCTTATTTGAGTTATCCTCGACCGCTTTATCAGCTTCGCCAAGTTTCTTTTTAAGATCATCAACATCAGCAAGGATCGAGAGTTTAAGCGTGCGATTACCAGTAGCCATTAGACCCATTCCTTAATAATGCGATCAAAACTTTGTTCCCATTTGTTAATCAATTCAGGCTGAATTCTGCGAAGGGTTGGATAGATAAACCATCCACGCGAACCTCTGCCTTGCCG